TTGGATCACCGTTTGTCAGGATTGTCTTACCCGGAGCGATCTCCATCTTCTGCCCTCTCGGGAGTCGGGTTGCGTCAACAGCCATCATGGGGTGGATGGTGAGGGCGAGACCGTCTTGCCTGGCTCTCAACTCAGCATTCAGGGCCCGTTGTGAGTTAATGCCCTTTTCAGCAACGCCCCGCCCCCAAAACCTGTTTGGAACCTTGTCCCACTGGAACGCAACAATCGACCTGTCTCTGTGTAAGAAGGGGGATTCGGTTTTCTTCAAAAGAGACTGCCGGTTGCCTATCGTAACAATGGCCTCGGTCATCTTGAAGTCGTCTTCTTCAACACCAAGGAGGTGGGACGGGACAAGACCGTGATATTCTATGATTTCACACTTATCCCCAACTTCGTCAGACTTCCACTCGCCCTTTGAGCTCAAATCCCGGTCGTCGGCGTAATCACCAAGAGGAACCGCGTTGTAAATTCCTTTTGCCTGTTTCTGTTCAACACTGTGAATCGGTCTGACAACGATATGCGCGCAGCCTAAAGCCTCGGGGATGCTGCGTGCCTCAGGGTCTATAACAAAGTCTTCAGGGGAAACCGCTTCAAGTGAACACTTGGTGTAAGTCACCTCCTCAGTGATTCCGTACTCGTCGGTCATCATCTCGTCGGCCTCTTCGACCATGACCTTGCCAATCCCTGTGCCGTAAATAGCTGCGTTGAGATAACACTCGGTAATCGCTGCGGGGACGTTGTTTAGTTCCATGTCCTCTATCAACTGATCCCTGACCAGGACCATATCCGCCTTGGTCTCATCCCTCAGGTCGTCTTCAATATCAATCCACTTCACCCGGCCGAAAGTACTTTCTTCAGCTTCAGCGACAGCCATTTCAATCGCTTGCTGGAGGGCGGGGGAGATGAATTTACTGCGTTCGGATTTTCTGTTTCGTTCGGATTCGGTCCAGACCTGTTTCCATGACCTGTAGTATTCCTTCCAGTTGTCCTCGAAGTTGTTCTCTCGGTATTGCTCCCACTTGTCTACATGATCGAGAATCCACGTAACTAAAGCTTCGTCTCTGAGGGCTTCTTCATCCGGCGCCGGAGGTCGTACCTCAACAGCGGCTAGATTCATCGGGGCCTGGCCCGGCATTAGCGGTGCTGGCATGTTAGTTCTCCACTAGATAAAGCTCAAATTCGACAGAAACATCGTCATTGAGCGCTCCGACAGCAAAAAAACCTATGTCGGTTAATTCATTGTATTTTTCAAAAGTCTTGTGATTGATCTCAACAACACCGGATACCCCTGTATACAGGTTTTTTAATCGCATTGTTCCTGAATAGGGGGCCGCGGTTTCGTCAATATTTGATCTTGCGAAAAAATATACATCGACGGATTTGTTTGAATCAACCGCAATTGTCGAGCTTGTTATATAGGCCGTTTTGCCTCTTGGCACGGTATACATGCCAATCAGGGACTGGCCTACAGCAATGCCAGAAGTGCCGATTTCAGGAATTTGCGCCCATACTTCGCCGGTTTTTGATCCATCTGTAACCGCAATAGTAATGCTTCCTTGCTGGCTGGCTGCTGACTGAGTGGCATAAGTTCCAGATTTACTCACCCAGGCACGATATAGGCGCCACACATCAGTAACGGTCTCGCTCGATTCACTAGTGCCGTTGGTTGCTATTGTCGCTGTCTTCTCATATCCCGTAGAGTCAAGATATTGAATCGTGACCTCCCTCGCCCCGGCACCGGCTGCGGTATCGTCGGCATCATCTGACCAGCAACACAACTCAACAGTTGCCCCAACTTGAGGGGTGCGATAAAACCCGCCCTGGCAAACAGGCGTTAAGGCAGTTCCACCTAAAGTGACCGCGCCGAATTTGTGAACCGTGGAGATGTGCGGGAAAACATCGGCAGAAATAGCAAACGCTTCAGTAATATTGAGAAACTCTCTATCAACCAGTATGGGCGAAGGGCTTTTAATCATTTTTTTAGCCCGCAGTCCTTTCTTTTCTTGTCCCACAGCTTGCACAATTCTCTCACACAGGTGTAGGAACGCTGCGAATTAGAGATGAACGGCGTAAACGGACAGATTAAGTCGGGTTTCTTCTCCATTAATAACCTATATAGGCGTCCAATGGTTGATAGTCTGTGACTATATCATCATTTTGGACGTAATTAGTAGTCGCGACCTGGTCGATATACGCAAGAGCGTCTAACAGGTCGTCATGGGCCATCGGATTGGGGAAGTCTAACAATTGATTCACAAAAACACGCCAGTCACTATTTTCTTTTAGCTTGATCCTGCCTTTTTCAAACCTTCCCTGCAGGGCCCATGTAATCCGGTCGGTTTTCTTCTGCCCGCCGTGAGTAACAGGAACAATTGAAGGGAAAATGCTCAATCGCCGCATTTCGTCTTCAAGATAGGGCTGCATTGCATTCAGGAGGCTGCCTTTCTCGATCCCGACCGCCGCTGGCTTATAATCTCTTGCAGCTTTGATGATTCTAAGGGCAGTTTCTCTGATCTGCCATCTTCCATGTATAATATCGTGAACAAACCACCCTCCTGGAGACACTTCAACGACTGCAATTGCGGTTTCGTCAAGGCGTTTAAGTTCAGATTTAACAAGACCAGCCCCCGTCCCGAATCCGGCTGGATCGACTGCCATATATAAAGTTCCTGGCTCATCTGGTTGCGTTGCATAGATAATCTCCTCCTCAGAGAATGTGCCACCACCGGCAGCTTCAAAACTAGCCTCGTATTCCTGCCTGAATGCTTTGGCACTCAGATGATTACGCGCGTTCTCGATCTCTTTTGCCGGAATCTTGGGATTGTCCAGAGAGCAGAAGTGAAAAGCCTCCCAATCCTCGTTTTCCTCCCTGCCGGCCATCAGCCAGAGATCGTAAAAATGGTTTTTTCCTTCAGGTGTACCGATAAACAAGGCGCCACCCTCTACATCTGAAAGAGTAGGACGAATAATCAGGTCCCAAACTTCAGGCTTCATGAAAGCGTATTCATCCAACACTACAAGAGGCCCCAAACCTACACCGCGAAGGCTATCAGGGCGGTCTGCACCAACAATTCTTATAATTCTGTTGTTCGCTAACGTAATAGTGGCGGTGTTTTCATACGTCTTGGAGATCACATCCCTTCCAAGGTCCTTTAACAGGTTCCACAGAACCTTCTTGCCCTGCTCAAACGTAGGCGCGATGTACCAGACCTCCTTATTTCGGTATTTTTCGTCCGTATTCAGACCGGCAACCAATAATTCAATCGCTGAAAGAAACGTCTTTCCACCCCTTCGTCCGGCAGCCACCACTCGAAACCTTGCCTCAGAGGTGAAAATCTCCTTCTGCTTCTCATGAAGGTCGAATTCAAGTGTCGGCATCTTCCTCGATCACCCTACCCTCAATCTGCGGACTTTTCATATCATTAATCACAATCTGAATGCCGTAATCCCTCATCCCGGTTTCAACAACAGGCTGTGCATTCGGTACAACCTTGTCCATGAACAACTTAACAGCCCAGGGCTCCCCTTCAATAGCCTTGTCCGCGAGGGTTTTGAACACTTTCCGACTGTTTGACCTCGCTAATCGAGTGAAATCGTTAGCTATAGCCTCACTTAACAGGGTTGTTTTGCTTTTACTGCCCTTCGGCCTGCCGCCTTTGTTCTTCTTAATCAACGACTTGGACTCTTTTTGCTGATTTTCACCCTCGTTGTGGGAGTGGTCATGAATCAATTTATCATCCGTACCAGCAGGGGGGCGGGGGGTGTCTTCCAGGTCAGTTTTCATCGATATTGGTCAGTATTTGTACTGGATTCAGTCCAATTTAACATAATGGGTATTATGCACAGCTTCTGATTTGACCAATTGCGCCAGAATACAGGCAGATTAGTGCTGAATTTGACATATTACGCCAATAATTGGGTGAATATATAGAGTTGAGGATGACCATATCAATACCATATCAGGACCATTTAGTAACCATTAGTATCGTATATTGCTACTTGTGGTTAATAACTAACCAGACATTGGTGCAATTAGTATCATAATAGACTCTTTATACACCTAAGAACTTTGATAATCAAATGGAGTAATTTGAAAGTATAGTTTATTCAGAGTTTTATTAGATTAAATCCCTGTTTATTTGATGCACTAGGGAACACGGTTGGAGGCTCATTGCCGCTTAATCTCTATCCTTGAGACCAGTGTCGTTTATGGTACCTTCTTTATAGCCGCTGCCTGGGTTGCAGTTGGGCTGGATCGTGTTACATCCCGACCTTCTTAGTGTACATCATATATTCCCCCGTTTCATTGCTGAGTTAACTGATCG